GATGATCGAGCACCACAAGGTTTCGATGGAAAAGATGACGAGGCTGTGTATGGTATCCGCCAAAGACGCCACCGAGTGCCACGCGGAGATGCTCAAGGCACAAGAAGAGAATGATACTCGTGGGGGCATCATCGATGGACTGGTAAAAACAATTGAGGAACTCAAAGAAGAGTGCGGCCAACAAGAGGCGAGTGCGGAAGATAATGAATATGATCTCCAGTCGCTCCAAACTGATCTGACATCACTTGATGAATTTTGTGAAGAAGAAAATATTGTGGAATATGATGGTGTAGTGACTTATGTCGAGAAACTCAAAGAACAAATCAAGAAACTTCAACAATCGGAACACCTATTAGACAATCAACAAACAGTAATCCCAGAAAACATCAAGAAAGATTGGATGAATATTTGGGATTGTCTTTTACAAGAAGAAGCAAATTGCTACAATCAAGAAGGCCACGATATCGAAGCACAGACATCTGAATTAGAAGACGGTTATACATACACCAGTATGAGGCGCATTAATGAATGGATTAGCTAAGTGAATAAAAACCATCATCATCAACATTAACTATTAACTCTTCTTCTTCTCCACTACTATCTTCATCATCTGAACAAGCACCGCATTCACATTCTACATAATTTTTTATGATATTTGTTAAATAATCGACAAGGTCAGATCTATCTTCAGTAATCAAAATAGCAAAAATATCAGATAGTTTTTTTTCTTTTTCTTCCGCCATATATAATTATTTTAATCAAAATAAATTTCTATAAAAAAAATCAAAAAAAAACTAAAGTGTAATTATTACACTTTACAAATATCTGTTAATAAATGTTTATAAATACCTTCTTGAAATATTGTTATTTCTCTGTTTTCATTAATGAATTGTTTTTTATTGATTGTATTTCCTTCCTGTCCTTCGTGGCATACACAGACCATCAACTTACCAATATCTAAATTTAACATTTTATTATCAGCACCCTGAAATATCTTAACACCTTCCCCCTGTGAAGTCTTCTGAAAACCACCTATGCTCTTAAAATATTTCTTTGTAAAGACACAGCAGGCTTCGTGGCACTGATGCTTGTAATCGCACTTAATCGCACTCATAACAAAATCTTCATTAGGATATACAAACAGCATACTCGATGAAGATGTGATCCCCGCTTTATGTTGCTGTAATGCTGAAACAGAATGTCTCAGATAAGATGGTAAGTAAACGTCATCGCTATCCATCATAGCACAGATCTTATGACTGGACATCTTAACTAATAAATTACGTTTTTCTCCAATCGTTCTCCTAATATCTTTTTCATATTTATATTTGAATTTAACATTATCTAAGCATTTTGTAAATTGATCTTGTCTGTCTTGATCTAAAAATAAATCTTCATCTCCATCTTGTAAAATACACAGTTCTATTTTATCTTTAGGATAATCCTGTCCTAATACATTAGCCAAAATTAAAGGTATGAATTTTCGACGACGCCAGCAAGGCACAAGAATAGATACAAGGGGCAATTTTTCATCAGATAAATTATCTGCTTTAGTTATTTCTAAATCCATATTGATATTCAAAATATAAAAAAATTTGATTAAAAAAAACAAAAGTGTAATTATTACACTTTATGTCTATAAGAATTTATCATAAAAATCTGAAATTATTAACTCAAAATAAATTTACCCCTGAAGATGGTGGGGATATCGAATACTATAAAAATATTGGAGCAAGATTAATTATGACTGGATTAAGAAAAAATAATAATTTAAAAAAACAAATTAAATATTACAAGGATTTTGTTAAATTAATACAAAGTCAAAAAATATATAAAATTAAATCTGAAGATCAAGATAATTATGTATGCTGTGTCCTCGCATTATGGAAATTAGGAATATACGATCCCGATGATGCTACTTCACCGATCTATGTAGCACCTAAGAGGAAGTCCTCCCAGCGAAAAGGACTTCTTCAGAAGGAGGAACAAAATTAAATGTTTGAGAATAATTAGGTTGCTGATCATTAATATCTTTTAACATACTTGCTGCTTGCTGCCCCTGTAATACTTCTTGTTTATTTTTGCTTGATAATAATGTTTGAACAGGTGTTAAATCTATTTGTTTTTGTTTTATAATTTTATAAATAACTGCTGAAGATTGATTAACCTTACTATAACTTCCGTCAGGATCGTGAACACTTGTTTTGATTGATGTAATTACTCTTTTTTCAGTATTTGTAAATACTACTTGATTATCGGCTCCTGAATAGAAATCTCCATATCCGTTAACTTTATTAACAATACCGATAACAGGACGATTAACTGCTCCGCTTGTTGCTTTTGTTAAATCTTGATTACCTCCTATAAATTGAGACTGAGGTAAAATATCACTTCGAATACTATAGTAAGGTCTTGCTGTTTTAGTTGGTAGATCTATTGCTGTAATTTTTGTGCTGGCTTCAAGACTACTCGGAAAAAATATAGTAGCAGGAGGTGCTATATTTTTAAACTGATTAGGGTGCTGACCACCAGCACTCGTATAACCACGAGTATACATCTGAGGTAATGTTAATGAATAAGTATTATTTCCATATCCGTTTTTTGTCCACTCTAACATATCACTACTTCTAATCGGTGCTTGAGTTGTTAGAGATTTTAGATTATTGCTATCTGTCCTTGTATTAATCGTTGCTTGTCTTGTTGTATCTGTATTATCAAACTGAGAATAATAGAAACCTAAAACACCTATTAAATTTTCATTCCAAGTTTTTTCAGGGACTACTATTTCTTCTATAAATAATCCTGCTGTTGCGTCATAAGGCTGCCAGGCATCAAATCCATTTGGAAGTAATAGTTGCTCGGGATAAGTCCTATCAGCAGGGATCTTCATACCTTTTACATAAGGGGCCATATTCGGACAATAACTATTTCCTAAAAGTGCTTTATTAACCTTATAACATAAAACATCAGCATTAGTATTTGCGTTTACAGCAGTAATAGTTCCACTCGCGACCCGACCAGCATTATATACATTTGATCCTCTCTCAGAGATATGAAGATTTGTAAATGAAAATCTATTTTGTTGACTATCATAAGATAATGCCGGACTATCAGCACCTAATAACAAACTTCTATAATAACCACCAGTATTATAATTAGCAGACATAAGAGGAGCACCACCCACTGACTGAAGATCAGCATATGAATTTCCATATAAAAAATTAGTAAAAGCACCAGCGGGACTTATGCCAGTAGAGTTTAAAGGAGGCACAAGTTTATCATTACTATCTTGACCTGTTGATGCCCTGTCTACTATACCTGAATACAAGACAATACAATTAGATCCATAAGCACAGAAATGATAATCGAAACCCCACCTACGACCACCCTTACCTGTCTGAGAAATATGAGATTTTCCATTAAATAAATATTCAGGTATTCTATTGCCTGTCCTTGTAAATTGTATTCCTATATAAAATTCATCTTCACCTGAAACAGATAATGCCCCTGATATTCTCATCTTTCTTGCCCAACCATATGCTAAATCATTTATATCTGAAATACCACCAGCACTATCTTCACAAAATCCTACATCATTAAAATTAAAATGTTTAATATCTTTGTTATAATCAAAAAATAAAGGATATGATGACATAGTATAATCATATTTATAACCTGGTGGAGTAGCAGCACCTTCTCTCGGACCGTATAAATCATATCCTAAAGTATATGATGGAAAATGACTATCAGCACCATCATCTTCATCTTGTTTATTAATATGAATAAATCTATGTTTATCTACACCTTGTAATCTATATTGAGGATCTGTATTTAATAATCCAGGTAATCCTGATTGCTTAATATCTTTATCAAATAATTCAGGATAATTTCCTTGGACAACAAATAATTTATTTAAATTTAATAAATTTTCTTCTGTCCATCTCATACCTAAATTTAAGCACTGGCTAATTACAGGACTGTCTCCGCCACCTCCGACAACATCGGGTTTCAAAAATCCTTGAGAAGCATTTGTTGCTCGGCCTTGCTTCCATAGTTCAGGACGCTTAACACCGATATGTTGATACATACTCATATACATATGAGCATCAATTAGTTCAGATGCGTTAACAGTATTTCTAACATCCCTGAAAGCATCCCATCTTGATGCGTTCCAAAGCATAGAAGCACAATTATAAGGTTTATGTAAGGGAGAAGTATATTGACCTAATAATGTCATACTATTAGGTTGCGCTGCTGTTGCCAAGTTATAATCAGTACCATCAAATGCTGATGCGTTTATCAAATCTCCTCTTCTATTCATTTGATCTGTTATTTCTGTAGCAACATCTAAAGGAGAATTAAAACCTGATTTACTCTTCATAGTGAATAATTCTTTTACTTGTTCCCAATCACCTAAAATAGCCGGATCTCGTCTATCAACTCTATCTTGAAATGCTTCAGTTCCAGAAGCAGATGCTGTGACACTATCATCGCCTCCTAAACCAGCATAAACACTACCACCCGAAGCATTTGCGGCTGCCCCTGTTCTGTATACATCTTTCATTCTAAAAATAGTATATCTGCTACAATCATTCCTAACAATAGTAGTAGGATAAATCGGGACATTCGTTCCCGTAGGGTAACCACCAGATCTACCATCTCTCGCTCCAGGATAAAAAATACCCTTCTTATCCGCTGGAGCATATTGATAAGGAATTGATAATCCTAAATTACCTGGTCTACCTGGATCTAATCCTGCTTTTTGAGAATAATATATACCACCTACAAGACCCCTATTTGGATTACTCACATCAACAAAATCTCTTCCTGATTGATCAAAAGTATCCCAAGTATTATCTGTTGATCCGTTCGCTTTGATTGAAGCATTCCATCCAATATGCCTACGAGGTAATCCAGCATAAAATTCTCCATTTGTAGTTTTATAAGGAGAAAATACAATATTTGTTTCCCCATCATTTAATAATATTTGTCTTTTTTCTGTTCCACCTCTTTCAGAAGCAAAACGATAAATATCAGATTGATCTGCTGGAAAATAACTAGTCCCATTCACTCTCGGGATGATGATCGGATCTTGAGGATTTCCATATTGAATATCCTTACTTACTTCTACCTCCATAAATTCTCTATCTCTTTCTTTGATTTCTATTTTACCTGCTTCAGCACCTTTCTCACTTACAAATCCTGAGTGTAATTGTATCTTGTCTCCGATATCTAATACTAATCCGTTTCCACATTCGCAGGTCCACTCGGCCGGGACTGTCTGATTATTAACAGTTCCCTCTATGCTGGATTGCCTGCTACATTCTATTAATGTAGTTTCTTCCATATTATTTTATATATAATATATATTTTAAAAAAAGTTAAAAAGTGAAAAGTGTAATTATTACACTTTAACGAAGTATGCTTTGCTTAAGCATACATAACCTCGATCTTACCGTCGACCAGTTGCGCCATCCGCACAACCTGTATCCACGCCCTCAGAGTGGAAGGACCGTCCATAGTAGAGCGTTTATCATAAATCTCGATACCACGACTATTCACACGCTCCTGTCTGTTAAGCCTGTAGCAGTGCCAGTTAGCACGACTGCGGATATCACAGTTGACAGCAGAAGCACCGCCACCGTAAAGAGATCCCATCGGGTAATCCTCAAAAGCACCAAAATCTGCTTCTTTTGCTAACTGACCCTGACCGGAATAAATATCACGAGAAACGTGTGGCATACGACCTTCAGTCATAAGGATATTATGAAACTGTCTTGCTGAATTCGTAACATCAATAGGGAATAAGAATAAATCATTATATCTCAGATTTGTAGTAATAGTGCCGTTTCCTATTGCGGAAATGAGTGGAGTATCAGATCCGTAATTATTGATTAATCCCTGATCGCCAGGTTTCTTGTTTTCTACCTGGACACATACCTTATTCACAATACGACCAGCACCACCAACATTCTGAATTAACTGGCCGGAAAATTCTGTAGATGATACAGTCCGCTTAACAAACTGATAGTCAACATAATTAAAACTCATATTACGATTTGCCTGAGCATACTGCTCCATCATTTCCTGAGGATAGAAAATATAATCAGCAACCATCTTACATTCATCTCTTACAATCGTAGCATCAGCATCTCCAACATCTCCAAGAGTAGTGCTAACACGGGTGCTATCATTAGCACCAAGACCTCCCGTTACCTTAGGTTGGAAAGTTAAATGTATCATAACCTGTTCCTCAAGCATAAAGAGAGGAAGTTGGTTCATCTTTAAGAAAGGGAATAAATCAGCAATAAGAATAGAGAAAACACCCTTATTATCTTCTTCACACCACGCCATCACTTGACGCGTAGGGAGAGGATCAGATGCCTTATCTAAAAATCCATCAAGGACAGAAGCATCATATGTAAAATCCGTGCCGTTATCAACACATACACTATCTGCTTCAGAAATACTCTCAATATTATTAGCAGGAGTTCCTGCCGTATTATATTTTGCTTGGCGTTCTTTTAGAGTAGGACGCACACCGAGACCTACACGAGAAGTAAATACCTGTTCTCTTTCTTTGTTATTTTCAGGAGTGACAAAAGTGCTTTCATAAGCATAATAGTGATTGAAATCTTCTATTTCAGAAATTGTTTTGCCGCCAATAGTTAATCTTACCCTCTGAAGAAGAGCAGCAACGCCAATATTAATAGGATAAAAACCATTCTGACCAGCAGTCGGAGCAGTAAAAACAGTACCATCTAATCCAAAAGTAATACGAGAATTGCTATGTAAAATACCTTTGTTAGATAATACAAATCGTGCCTCGCTCTGAGAAAACGAAACAGGTTCTAAAATTTCGGTGGCGACATCGATAGCCGTATCAGATGGAATAGTTCCAATCTTAACTAAGTCGGGAATTGCCCCTGTCCCAGCAGGAGAAGAAGGAGGAGGAGTAGTCATACTCTGCGAAGCACCGTAACTAACAGACATTATTTATATTATAAAGACTGAAAAAAAACAAAAAACAAAAAAATTAAATTTATTTTAACACTTGTATCCCGGAAGAAGTTGATACACAGGTCTGCTTCGAATGGACGAAGAGGAAAATTGCCTGTGGACTATCAGAAGATAACTTCAACTGAAACTGAACACCAAACGGAACATTTGCGAAACTAATGCCCTGATCCGAAATTGTATCATAAGCAATACCTAATCCGTATGCGGATCCACCATCCTTGATTTCTTTAGCCTGAACATAATTATCAGTCATCTCAAAGTATTTGTAATTTGATGGAGTGACAGATGATCTACCAACACGAGCAAATCCCATAACAGAGTTAATAAAATTTCGTGCTAACTGGCTGTCCATAGTAGTATTGTCGGATTTTTCCTTTTGAACGGTATCAAGATTATACTGGAGAGGATATCTCTCGCCACCACGAGTAAACACTGCCTGCTCTACCACCGCTACTGAACCATCACTATTAGTAAACGGAAGAGTTGCTAATCCATCCCTTCCGAGAT